CGCACATCGCGTTTTTTTCGGTCTCTCGCCACTCCATGGCGCAGTGCAGTACACGTTGTTCGGGTGTCGACATAGGTGATGTCTCCTGTTCCATAGATCCCCTGATGCGTTTGGACTTGAGAGGCCCGCATTGCAGCGGGCCGCTTTGTTGGTTATGCGTTTGCTGTCGCTGTTTCGCTTACTAGCCCGTCCATGTGTATCGGTGTTCGTCAAACCCGCAGGCGAACCGGCGCGATACCGTAATGCACCCTTGAGTGGGCGCTCGGTATGGCCATCTTCTGGCCACTCACTGCCCATTTCTCTTGGTTCGCCGCTTCGGTAAACTGGCGCTGCTTTATCCAACTCATCGCCAGATCGCGCAGGAGCCTGCTATGCGGAACATCTGCATTGACACACGCCTCATTCAGCGCCATGAGCTCGTCGGCGTTGAACAGGGCCTTCACAACAAAGGTCCTCGGGTTCTTCATCACTACTCCTATAAAGCGGTGCTACAAGGATGGGTGACTACAACTACAGGGGACTGCCGGTACTGCGGTACTGCGTTCTGCTGTTTCAACGGATAGTTGGTGCTAAGTTCCTTGGGATAGGCTTCGCATCACCGACTTCTTCGGTCGGACTTACGACGTTCCAACTGATCGAAGTACGCGAAGAGAGCTTCCGTCGTACTCGTGCGCGGGTCCTTCGTCTCCCGGTACGCAATCTTGTAAATCGTTTTTTCGGGGACGCCGGTGATCCTTGAGATCTCGGGCCACATGCGAGGCATGGCAGCACGCAAACTACGTACTACGTACTCGACGCGATCGGTGATTTGAGTGTTCATGGGATGAAGCATAACCCATATATGGGATTTGTTCAACCCACTTATGGGATGCCAAATCGTGCATAGTTCCACAATGGGGAAAAATATGACACTTGAGGCAATACTTGCTCAAAATCTAACAACACTCATGGCGGAGAAGCCAGGGCTGGACACGGTCGAAAAGGTAGCCGTTCGCGCCGGTGTTGGTCGCGGCACGGTTGATCGACTGAAGAAGGCCGAGGTATCGGCTAAGCTGGAAACTGTCGAGCTGCTAGCGGCGGCTTTCGGTGTGCCGCCCGTTCAACTGCTAACGCTCAATAACGGCGAGGGAAAGTCTTTCACCCTGCCGCCGGCGCCGAATGAGAAAACGGCGTCGCATACATTGCAATGGAACTCGCATGACGAGTCCGGATTGCTGGAAAAGTATCGTAGGCTCGACGCAAAAGCGCGTCGAACGGTCCAGCAAATGGTTGACGTGCTTCTTGGAAATTCAGCCTCGAACGCTGCCAACGACATGTAGCTTGACGGCAGGTAGGCGCTTGGTGAAGGGGTAATTTTGCGCCAGGACCTGGAGAAGACGAATTGCCTCCGACCTCTTACTCGGGTCTACTGCTGCGAACGTTTTCAGCAACAGCTTCTCTTCAGCATCAGGCGTCATATCAGCTATACCTAAGATGGGGCGATGATTAGATGGCACCTAGTTTTCGCTCTAATTTCTAAGGTGCTTACCAGAAATATACTCTTTTAAGACCAGCTGGCAAGAAATATTTGCCATTTAGGGTAACAAATTGCAATGAAGAAATCACGATATGCATATGTATAAATCGTGAATTAAAGCGACACTCAAGCGCGACGTGATCGTCTTTCCTATGGCGCCACTGGCCAGTACTCAATGCCAAAAAACTACTGTATGAATGAACAGTAGTGTACAGCGTTCTAAACCAGAAAGCCACACCAAAATGTAGCACTGGCAATACGTGTTTGCGCACCCTTTATGGGTATGTTCGCGCAGTAAATCGCGCAACAAAATTCACGTTTGTTGCGACCGTGCCACTTTGGCAACTTTTCTAATGTTTCCCTTTCAGGACAGGCGTAGTATGGATGAGCGAGCGGCACGCGCCGATGCCGTCATGGGAGACAAGAATGAAAAAGATTGTCTTGGGCGTAGCACTGATGACGCTTTTGGTCGGCATGGTACAGGGGGCAGGATCAAGCGCGAACTGCTCGGTCGCCAAATGCTACGCGGGCGACAGAGGCATAACCTATGCCACTAAGTCGGACATCTTCTTGGCATGCCCGACTAGGGAGTTGGCCGAGTACACGAACTTGGTTATAGGCTTGATCTCCCTAACCATCATCGTAACTGGAAGACCACCAAACATCTCGGACAAGACGGGTGAGCCAGAATATCTTGATGGCAAAGACGGCCCGAACAAGACGAGGGTGATGCTTGACCAGGCGCGGAAACGGGCGAATGTCAGAACCTTTGATGAGGCCGATAAACTGTGCCAAGACGGGGTAAACAAAATCAAAGTGCTGATTATGAATAGCCCTGAGGATAGTTCTGTAATCTGGGTGCATAAAGAAAAGGCCGAGGCGACCTTCTGGATGCCGAAGTCACACCTTGATCGGCAAGTCAGCCCGCGACCATAGCCGGTCCTGTGTTCCGGGTGATCGACCTGGCTGTAGAAAGAAAATCCCCGCTCGTGGCGGGGATCAAGAATCCAGAGGCATCCGGAACGCGGCCGGCAGGTCGCGAAAGGTGACACAGGAAAGAACTGGCGGATACCAGCTCGGACCTGTTGAGCCGAACCGCATGGAAGGCGTGATGCTATCCATGCGGATGCCAACGCTGTGACGACAGCACCGGCACGTGCCATGGAAGGGCACGTTAAACATACTACGGGCTAATCGCTCGTGCGCACGAGCTTTCACCGAGAACATCCATGAAAGCGAATGCTACTGCAATACAGGTGAACCTCAAGATTGACGTTGCTCAGTGCATCCGGGCGGTAACCGGGCTGCTCCTTGCGCTTCATCAGATCGGCTGGTTGTGACCTGAGCTTGGCGGGTCGGTTCGCGCCGGCCCGTCACTGCTGAACTCTACACCCTATCCCATCGGTTTACAACAGCCCGCCCCGCGCGGGCTTTTTTGCGTCCCTCGCCTTTGCTTAGGCGATAACTCGACAGTATGGACATTTCTTTATATCGAATAAATCTAAAGACTTCCCGCGCGAAATCCCATATTCGGGTTGTACAAATCCCGTTTGTGGGATATTATTCAACCATCAGCAGCGCAACCCAACCACAGCGGAGCAAATCATGGACGTCAGCAAAACCCACTACCAGTTCATGCGTGCCATGGCCGTGATCGCCGCGCCCGTGATGCGCCTGACCGGCTTCCGTTTCTCCAAGGCCTGGCGCGAGAACTGGCTCATCAACCACGTGGAAGCGAACCTGATGGCCGAGGGTTTCGACGTCCCGGCCATGAAGTTCAACTAAGCCATGAAAGTCACTGTCGCACGCGCTCTGCTTGGACTGCTGACAGTGGCAGCTGTCACGACGGGGAGTTTTTACCTCGTCACCTGGATTCACCAGCTTATCGAGCAGGTTTTGTGGACCCTGGCCCATCTGCCAGGCAGCCAAATCTAACGGGAGTCTGCCATGCCGAGCAAAGAGGAAGTCCGGAAGTGGATGGAGCAACGTCAGCAGGCCAAGACAGTGCCGCCGTCACCGCAAGAGGTGCGCCGGATGCTTGGATGGCACCTGACGGCCCCGGTCAAGAACACCAACTGCGACCGTTAAGGAGCCGCCATGTCGACCGAAACCGCAAGCCTGCTGTACAGCGGCTACCCCTACGGCGAGCGCATCAAGCTCGATCTGTACGGCCTGCCGGCCAATGAGGACCACGGCCACATCGTCGTCACCGCGACGATTGCCGGCACGAAGATGACCCTTGCCTACATCCTGAACGACGACACGCTCGATCTGATGGGCGAATGGCTCGACAAGGAATCGAGCCGGGCCTACCGCATCAGCCGCGTCGAAGCACGCGCCGAGCGGTTTGCACACGAACGCGAGATGTCGCGGATCGACCATCAGTGGAGGTCGCTTTGAACACGAACCTCGGCGACATCGCTTTGCGCGTCCTGCTCGACAACCTGCGCATTGCCAAGCACCCGGCTGACGAATACGACCGGATTTACCAGCGCGGCTACGTGGACGCCATCGCGCTGTGCATGCGCCCCTCCCCTGCCCTGCTGGCGGAAGCGCGTGCGGAAGTCGATGCGCTTCGCCTGGACAAGCCGATCAAGCCGTACGAGCGCAGGGAAGTCGAACAGACGTACTAGGTTCACAGCAGACCGCAGCTGGTAGTCGGGACATAACACCAGCAGACATGTGCGTATGGGAAGTCCTGGTCCCCTCGGTCTCCACGAGGTTTTTAGGACGCGCGGCATGTCTGGCGGCCCGGAACTAGACGGGCGTTACAAGAGAGTCGGTTGTGCTGTATGCGCTCATTCCGTGAGGCGTATGCGGCGGCTGTCACGGAGCGAACGGGGAAACCCGGGCAGCCGATTTCCTTGTAACTGATCACACGCAGTCCACCGGATAACGAGAGGAGAACACGATGAGCACCGCGAAACACACGCCGACGCCGTGGGCGATCTGGACCGAAGAGAAGGCGCGACGCGACGACGTCTACATCGTCGGAAACCCAACGGGAGAGTTAGGCGGCACTCGCCATCTGGCCTACATGGTCGATACGTGGACCCGCCAGCAGACCACCGCCAACGCCGCCTTCATCGTCCGCGCCGTGAACTCGCACGCCGCACTGGTCAACGCGCTGAAGCTACTGACGGAGAAGGTCGATGCGGCCGGCGGCGGTTTCTGCGGCTTTGCTGATGAGTTGCAGCATGCGCGCGCGGCGCTTGCCGCAGCGGATGCAGCATGAACGCCCGCATGTCGCCCGAAGAAGCCCGCGAAAACAAGCTGTGCCTGTTGATCAACGCCCGCACGCACGCTATCGAGCGCGACATCCTCACCGGCCGCGCATCGACCACGGAGGCTGTCTTGGAGCGCCTGACTATCGACGGTGATGAAGAAGAGGTGCGCGTGACCCTCTGGGCTGCTGTAGTCGGCGGCGCCTGCGCGGTGGGTGCGGACAGCATGTCCAACGTCGAGGCGGCGATCTACTTCGAAGCCGAGGCGCTGGCCGAGAAGGATGTGGCTGACATGGAGCGGCGGCGCATCGACGAAGCGCAGTTCGACCGCATCGAGCGGCGCGTGTACGACCACTTCTTTGCGCGGGAGGTGGCATGAATGCCCCGGACCGCATCACCGTCAACGGAGTCGAGTACGTGCGTGCGCAGACCCCGGCGCCAGCGGTGGGCGGCGCGCCGCAGCGCAAGCCGCAGCCGAAGATGGTCGACCGTACGTGCAAGTGGTGCAAGGGTCCCTTCTTGGCTCGTGCCGCCGATGTGAAGCGTGGCTGGGCGAAGTTCTGCTCGAAGTCTTGCAAGGCTAGCTGGCAGGAGTGCCGAACCGGCCAGTACCGGGCCATCAATGAGGGCGAGCGCGGCGAATTCAGTAATGCCCACCTCTTCAGCAACGAGGAGCACGACTGCAACAAGGATTGAAGCAAAGGAGCGGCGCGCCCCTCATAACGCGCGCCTTGCCAAGCCCAGGTCAGAAACCGGGCGCCTACTCCGGGCACAGGAGCGTAGCACCTACGTCAGTGTGGACAGCCTGGAGAGACAGGCACCAAAGGCCTTGAGACTGATTTGTGACCTGACGGGAGTAGCGATGTGGTGCCGTCCAGTCTCAAGCCCTGTGGTGTCGCATGACCGTAACCGCATGGCTAGTACCCATGCCCCGATATGCCCGGCACGAGTGTTCCAAGGATCGGGAGAAGTGAAAGTAGCCCGCACCACGCCCAAACAACAACCGCCGGCGGCGCCGGACAGAACGAGGAGCAGCAAATGGAATTGTGCATCTCAGCCTTCGGGCCAAGCATAACTGAGCAGTGCCAGGCTGCTGGCGTTGAGGCGACAGGCATGCCGATGGAGTTGGTCGAGCGGATCAGTAAGGCAATCACACTCTGCCATATTCAAGGCATGTTGACGCCTACGGAATGCGACCGCGCTCGCATTCGTCTGATCAAGCAAGCCAAGTTTCGCGAGATCGTTACCGAAGCAGGTTCCGCATGACCGCCGCCCGCATCGCCCGCCGCCTGGTGCGCAAGCTGTTCAAGCCCGCCGCCCTGCTGCTGACGGACCTGAAGATCCGCCGCGCCCAAGCCCGCGTCGCCTACTTCGAGCGTCTGCTCTGCGGACTGACGCCGCACGACCTGAAGCGCGATGTCGTCGACTTGATCGCGCGCCGGAATGAGATTCGATCATGGTGAAGATGCGACAAGTTCCCGTTGAGCGCCTTCGTGAGTTGCTCAACTACGACTCGGAATCCGGGGTGTTTACGTGGCGCCTGTCGCGCCCGAAGTATAGATGCTTTGCAGGCCAACAGGCTGGTTGGATCGAACCTGAAGGCTATATACACGTCAGCATCGACCAGGTTCACATGAAAGGCCATCGGGTTGCATGGGCAATGTATTACGGGGCGTGGCCAGATGGAAATCTCGATCACATAAACGGCGTTCGGAACGACAACCGGATAGCGAATTTGCGTATCGCAGATCAGCACCAGAACATCGCCAACTCGTGTGTCCGCGTGAATAACAAATGCGGCATAAAGGGCGTGATGGAGACTCCAAATGGCACATGGCTGGCGCAAATCAAGTCTCACGGAAAGCAATACTACCTCGGAAAGTTTAAGACAAAAGAGGAGGCCGCCCGAGTCTATCAGGAGGCAGCAGAAAAACACTTCGGTGAATTCGCTAAAAAGCAGAGCAACTCGTAGCACTGACACCAACCAAGGAGATCGCCATGGACCGCAATACGAATATCGCCGCAACGCCGCGCTGCCGTGTCACCGAGCACGAGCTCAACGTTGCCAAGGTGAAGCTGCTCGGACTGACGATTCTGGGCATCGTATCCGCCGTTGTAATTGCCGTTACGGGGTTGCCGGCTTGATTGGGGCGATGGGGCACGTCAGTCAGTCGGAGGTGAAATGGAAATCTGGGTGATCCAGTGCGCGAGTTGCGGGAAGACGTGCGAGAAGTCGGCATCGCACTACAACCGGGCGATGAAGGTGGGCGCGAATCTGTATTGCGGCAAGGTCTGCGCCGGACGTGGGCGGCGAGTAGCGAAAACCACGGACCAGAAGAAGGAAGAAAAGCGCCTGTATGACATGCGGTACCGGGAGAAGAATCAAGCGCGCATCCGGCAGAACAAGGCTGATTACTTCAGGCGAACGTATGACCCGGTAGTGGCGGCGGTGGCGCGGAAGGAAGGATCGGCGGATCACGCCGAATATTGCCGCCGCCCTGAGTACGTGGTCTGGAAGCGCGAATACGACCAGAGATACCGGGCCAGAAAGGAGTACGGCGATTTTTGGCAGAGCTTTTTGATCTTGCGGGGCATTGAAAAAGAAGTAGCGGAACGAGCAACTAAGCAGGAAATCGCAGCGGCAAACGGAACCCTAAACAAAGCACAGACAAGGAAACGAGATTATGAGCGAGCTTACAGCAACCAACCTTAAAAACGCCCTGTGGGACACCCTCAAAGGGATCAAGGACGGCAGCGTCCAGCCGGCGCAAGGCGATGCTATCGCAGCGCAAGGGCGCGAGATTCTGCGCACCGTGAAAGTCCAGTTGCAGGTGATGCAGCAGTCCAAGCGCAGCGTGCCGATGGAGGTGATTGCATTTGCTGAGAAGTTACGCGCCTGCTCTGACTTGGGCGTCACACACGCACGCATGCGGTCGGTTCGATTGAAGTGATACTGGGGATAAAAATGAGTAACGCATTGACCCTGATAACTGGCGAGATCAACGCCATCAAGGATGATTTCATGACCTTGCTGTCGGACCGCTCGATCAAATTCGAGCAGGAAGCCGGCTTCGCCGTCCAGATCCTGGGGAGCAATGACTTCGCTCTCAGTGTGGCGACGAGCAACCGGGCATCGGTGATCAATGCGGTGAAGAACATCGCGGCGATTGGCATCAGCCTGAACCCTGCGAAGAAGCAAGCGTACTTGGTGCCGCGCCGCGTCGGCCAGCAGCAGGCGATCTGCCTGGACATCAGCTACATGGGCCTGATGGACTTGGCGATGGCCACCGGCTCGATCAAGTGGGCCCAGGCCGAGTTGGTGCGCGCCAATGACGGGTTTTCGCGTGGCCGTTTCGACGAACCGCCGACGCACACGTTTAATCCGTTCTCCAAGGACCGCGGCGAGATCATCGGCGTCTATGTGGTCGTCAAGACCGCCGACGGCGACTACCTGACGCACACGATGGAGATCGGCGACGTGTACGACATCCGCGACCGCTCCGAAGCCTGGAAGTCCTATGTGGCAAAGAAAATCAAGTCCTGCCCGTGGGTGACGGACGCCGGCGAGATGATCAAGAAGACGTGCGTGAAGCAGGCCTACAAATACTGGCCGAAGACCGAGCGCCTGGAGACTGCGATTCACCACCTGAATACCGACGGCGGGGAAGGACTGGTCGACATCAACCAGCGCCCGGAAGGCCAGATCGACGTCAATCCCGTGATCGCTGCTGCGCTGCGCACCACCACCGACGCCGATGCGCTGAATTTTTGGCGCGAGAACAATGGGACGTTTGCCAAGCAACCGGCCGACCACAAGAAGCTCAAGGACGCGATTGCCGGTCACCGGGCGCGCATGCAGGCCGAGAAAGAAGCGTCCGATGCGGCGCGCACCGTGGAAATGGAGCCGCCCGCGCTGACGCCGGAGGAAATGGATGCACAGAGGGAGATGGCATCATGAAGTTCATCGAATGCGCACAAGGGACGCCGGAATGGCATTCGAGCAGATGCGGAAAGATCACCGCCTCGTGCTTCGCAGATGCCATCAGCGTCTGCCAGAAAAAGTCTGCTACGCGTAATTCGGGCGACCCGACGGCGGTAGCCGAGCGCTACGCCGCCGACCTGGCGATCGAGCGCGTAAGCGGCCAGCCGCATGGCGAACCACCGAAGGCGTGGGTACTCGAGCGAGGCCACGAGATGGAAGCTGCGGCGCGTATGCACTACGAGGCGCGCACCGGCTCCTTCGTGACCGAGGCCGGTATCTGCCTGACAGACGATGAGATTTTCGGCTACAGCACCGACGGCCTGGTCGACGACGATGGGCTCATCGAGATCAAGGCGCCGATCGATAGCAGCAAGATTATGGCGATGTGGCGGACCGGCGACACGTCGGAATACGACCACCAGATGCAGGGCGGGCTCTGGATCAGCGGACGAAAGTGGTGCGACTTCATCATGTACGTGCCGGACCTCGCCGTCGTTGGCAAGGACCTCTTCGTCAAGCGCATTTCCCGTGACGACGCTTTTATCGACGCGATGGTCGAGCAACTGGCCATCTTCGACAACATGGTGCAGGCGTATGAGCGCCTGCTGCGGGAGGCCGCATGACCCTCGAACACGCTAACGACATGGCTGCACAGTTCCTGCACGACGCGCAGCAGCCTGGCTATCCGCACCTGGTCGACGTTGCCGATCTATTCGACGACGGCCCGACCGATATCCAGATGCTCGATGCGCTGGTCGAGGCATTCGATTTGACCGCAGTCGAGATTATCGAGCGCCTGGTACGTGCTGACTTTGCCGCGCTGCGCAGGGAGGTGATGGCATGACCAAGCGCACGTTCGTGCTCGTTCACGACCAGGCCCGCAACAATGCCGCGCGATTCTGCATGGAAGCGCCGGCCGGCTGGATGGTCGTGATGTCGGAACCGGTCAAGAAGCGGATCCAGGAAGAGAAGTACCACGCGATGATCGGCGATATCGCGCGGCAGGTTGAGCACATCGGCCGCAAGTGGGACGCCGACGACATGAAGCGCCTGCTGATCGACGAGTTCGCCGACGAGATGCGCCTGGCCGGCACGCCACTTCATCACGACGGCCGCGTTGTCCCGAGCTTCGACGGACGCCGCATCGTCCAACTGGGCATTCAGTCGCGCGACTTCTATGTGAAGGAAGCTGCGGCGTTCATCGAGTTCCTGTACGCATTCGGCGCCGCGCGCGATGTCAAGTGGAGCGAGCCAGCATATGACGCAACCAACACGAAAGAGCCAGCATGAGCAACCACGAACACACCTCCGCAGTATCGCAGCCGACCGGCGATCTGACGGATGAGCAGATTGACCGCTTGCTCGTAAAAGTTGGGCCGACAGCCGGCATTTACAAAGACTCGCGTGATCTCAGCATCGACAAGCTCCGAGAATTCGCCCGCACGGCGATTGCCGCCCATCTTGCTCAACAACCGGAAGCAGAACAGCCGGCAGGCGATCAGGGGAATTAAATGGCGCTCTTTACTGTAGATGAGCTGCGGGAATTGTTCAACTACGACGCACAGACGGGCCTGTTTTATCTGAAGCAATCGAAGAAGCACGGCTTCAACCCGAACAAGCCAGTTGGGTTCCTATTGCGACATGGCTACATCGGAATACATGCCAACGGGAAGAAGATGCATGCCCATCGCGCTGCCTGGGCGTTTTATTACGGGGAGATGCCCGTTGGTTATCTGGACCATATTGACCGCAACGTGGCGAACAACCGGATCAGTAATCTGCGATTGGCAACCCCGCTTGAGAATTCTTTGAACGCGGGTGGGTATGGGTCTGTCCCAGCGAAAGGAGTTTATCGGCACAAGCGAAGTGGAAAGTATTACGCAAAGATTCGCATACAAGGCAGGCAAACACATCTTGGCGTTTTTGAGACCGTTGATGAGGCGGCCCATGCATATAACAAGGCGGCGATCCAGTTTCATGGCGAATTCGCTTGCATAAACCCGATTGGGACTGACAAATGACCAATAAAACGAATATTCAGAGCGACAACCTCGCGGGCCAGTCACAGGCAACCAAGGTGCAAGCAGTGCCGGATAGCCTCATGCGCGAAGCCGCTTTTATGCTGCAAAACTCGATGTTTCAGTTCTGCGATACGGGCGACAAGGCATTCGATCTTGCGCGCCGCCTTTACGCTGCACTTGACGCCGCTCCCACCGCACAGGAAGTCACCCAGCAGGCAGCGCCCAACTGCCAGATGCCGCCACCGGGCTGGGTCTGCACTCGGACGCCTGGCCATGATGGGCCTTGCGCGGCGTGGCCAACAGCAGAAACTGGAGAAGCAAATGAAGAAAAACACGCTCGGCCCGACGATCAAGGCGCTGCGCAAAATGAAGGGCATCACGCAGGCCGAACTCGCGCTGGCGGTGGGATTGGATCGGACCAGCATCACGAACATCGAGCGAGGCAATCAGACGCTGACCGACGTGATGGCCGCCAAGATGGCGGAAGTGTTGGGTTATCGGATCGTGGTGAAGTTCGAAAGGCTGTGACCCCTGTCACCCAGCAGGCAGCGAAGGCCGAGACAGGTAGCGCGCCCAGCAGGTTCGGCTCGCCTGAGATGCAAGCACGCATTCTCGCGAACCTCGCCCCTACTACCAGCACCGTGAGCGCGTCGGGCAGCGCAGATGGGAGCACAGCATGATCCGGGCCTATGAAGCTATCAAGGCAGTCACCCGGTTCTTCGTGCGGCACTGGCCGTTTGGCGACCTGTGGAGCGACACGGACGGCAAGGGCGGCACGATCCGTGTCACGAAAAGCCTGATGGTAGTCATGAGCGACGGCCGAAGCACCGATGCATTGCCGCTTAACTTCTGTTCACAGGAATTCGTTGACCGGGTAGGCGCTGACATCGCACGCCGCTGGTACATGCCCACCGCATCTCAAGCTGCTACCGATGCAGAGAAAGGACAGCAAAATGGGTAGTAAAAAAACTATTCATGACCTCACGGGAAAGGTTCTAGGCCGCTTAACCGTTCTAAGAGTCAGTGATAAGCCTGGAAAAACAACTTCGGTTGACTGGATAGTGGAATGCGAATGTGGAACGGTTAAAGCTGTTGCTCAATGCACACTTGTGGCGAACCAAATCAGATCATGCGGCTGTTTGCGACGCCCTCACAGTATCGAAGAGATGGACGGTCGCGGAGGACAGGCTACGAAGAAAACATATAAGAAATGGGCGGCAATGATTTCGCGCTGCAAGAACCCCAACAATAATTCCTATCACAGCTATGGAGGGCGAGGGATAGAGGTATGTGACCGGTGGAGAGTCTACACAAACTTCTTAGCAGATATGGGGGAAGTTCCTGATGGCATGACTTTGGAGCGCAAAGACGTTAATGGGAGCTATAACCCAAGTAACTGCATTTGGGCCGACTGGAAAGCCCAATATGAAAATCGACGAGGCCAAAAGAAATACTTGGTTGATGGCGAGTGGCGCATGCTGAAAGAACTGGCGGGGATGTGGAATATGTCGAGATCTTCAACCAGCAAAAAAGCTAAAAACGGGCAATATCAAGTGAAGATCATCGGAGAGAACAATGGATAAGAACCTGAATGAGCAATCCAAGGCTACCCAGCAAGCACTGGCAGCGATCACGGACCGCTTGGCTCTGACCTACCGCATCTGCTGCGGAACAGCTCCAAAGCAGTCCGTGGGCGAATTGCTCGACGTGACGATCAAGATGCCTGAATGGGAAATCGTTCGCGCCGCTCTCACCCGGCAAGCCGCGCCCGAAGCACCTACCAAGGATCGCCTAACGCCGCAGAGCCTTGATCTCTTGCGCAAGGGGCTACGTGATTGGGAAACGCCGGAGAACCGCTACGCTGCACAGCGTGTACTAGATGCAATCGAAGCAGTGCCGGCCACACGGCAGGCAGGAGCGGCTGTCGCAGTGGCTGATCCTTGCGATGCGTGCACGGGGCGATGCGCAGACTGCCCGTACGACGAAGATCGCGCCACCCCTGCGGCCACCACGGCAAGCGCCCCGGTCCCGCATCACGTCGCATGCCCGCAAAGGGGTTACAACCCGCTGTGCAAGGGCTGCGAGGCCGAACGCGAGGCCACCACGGCAAGCGCGAGCTGGGAGCCGCTGTCGAATGCTGAGTTCCTGTCGAAACGTCTGAGGCGCGTGGCGAAGCTGACCGGCGCGCACATTCCCGAGCACTTTTCGCATGAGCAGGTCGCCGAGGTAGCCGGCACGATTTTGGGCGAAATCGCCCGCGCGCTTGAATTGCGCGCAGCCCATGCAGCGAATGCTGGCGAGGATACCGAACTGGCCGATGTGCTGAACACGACGCTGTGGCTGTATCGTCGCCTGCCGCCCGCGTATGGCAACCCGCCGTTCGTGGACAAAGCCATCCTCAAGATGGCCGAGCGCTTGGGCCTGGACGACGTGCCCGAAGCAATCAAGGAGCGCGTAGCAATCGCCGCCAGCGCGGCAGAACAGAAAGGACCGCAATGAGCACTGAACTGAAACTTCTCCCGTGCCCGTTTTGCGGCGGCACCGATGCATTTGTCGAGCGGTTGGACTATTCGGCCGCGTACGTGCAGTGCGATAGCCGGATCGACGAACACAGTGCATGTCTGGCACGCGGTCCTGTTGGCGTCCAAGACGACGATGGCGAAGAAGTCCCCGGCGCAGCCGCCGCCATCAGAGCATGGAACGAGCAAGCCGCCCGCCGCTCCGCTCCTGTCTCCGCCCCGATTGGGGAAGAACTGCCGAAGTGGATCGACGATCACAAAGGCGCGGACCCGTTCATGGACGATGTGATCGCGTACATCGAGAGCATGCACAGTCAGTATGCCGAGCGCATCCGCCAGCTTGAGCGCGAGCTGGCAGAACGGAAGCCGGCGAGCATAGGCGACGACTCTGAATTCCTTCGCTTACTTGGTGACTGGATGGCGGGCCTCGACTATTTCCAAAGCGACGAGCACAAGGAAGTAAAAATAGCATGGGCCACCCTCATCGCCTACATCGACGGTCGCACCGCTGGAACAGCGCCAGAGGGCTGGGCGCGGGTGCCGCAAAAGCCAACGCGTGAGATGCTGCAAGCGGCCCGCCTGTCGTGGGCATGCAATCCTGGCTTTGACGTCGAGGCGATCTATGCGGCTATGATCGTTGCCGCCCCTTCACCACTGAACAGTGGGAAGGAGGAAGAGTAATGCCTATCAAGCCTGAAAATCGCAGTCGCTACCCAGCAAACTGGAAGGAGATCCGCGAGGCGATCCTGGCGCGGGCTGGCCACTGCTGCGAGCAGTGCAAGGTCGCGAACGGTCAGATCATCGCGCGCGGCGCCGGGCCCTTTGCCGGCACATTCCAGGCGGATACGGCCGAGGTGTTTGACGCTGAAACCGGCGAGTACATCGCATCGGTGCGCATGAGCGAATACCAGATCAAGAACATGGTGACGATTGTGCTGACCATTGCGCACCTTGACCACCAGCCAGAGAACTGCGACCCAGCTAACCTGCGGGCGCTGTGCCAGATGCACCACCTGCGACACGACGCAGCACACCACGCTGAGACTGCCCGCGTCACGCGTCGCGAGCGCCTGGCAGTGGGCGACCTATTTGCCAAGGAGGCATGAAATGGACATCGAACGCGACTTCTACATCGTCAGCGTGAAGCACACGGACCGCGAGCACCAGTACATCACGGTGTGGCGGCCGGAAGACAAGGGCTATGCGTGGCCGCTGTCGTGGGCCGGGAAATACAGCGAAGCCGACATCCTGGCGCATCGCGACTACTACCACAGGGGCGATGACACTCTGGCGGTGCCGTGCGTCTTGCTGGATTCGCTGGCCGTGCCACCGACTAAGGGGACTATCGACAACGACGCCGGCCCCGTCGTACTGAACAACTGGACGAATTGGAAGTGCATTCTGGAGTTCGCCATGCCGAATCCGATATATACGCCGAAACCGAAGTGCAAGGGCGCTCGACGCCAGAAGGAAGCAGCATGACCGTGGACATCGAAAAGCTGAAGGAGCTGGCACTGGCGGCGTCTCCTGGTCCTTGGAAGGGTGATCGATACGACGGCACCGTGAAATATACGGTGCTCGATGCGAACGACGACCCAGTCATCCGGGGCGATAACGGCAACAGCGACAGTGGCCCGTTCGGCATCGACAAGGAAGAAGACGAAGCCTACTTGCTCGGCTGTCACCCCGCTGCTGTGCTTGAACTGATCGCCGAAGTCGAGCGCGTGCGCGCTGATGCGGCGCGGTATCAGCACATACGCAAGGCGCAGTGGTTCAAGGCAGGCTTTGCCAAGACCGAAGCGAATGCCAGTGCATTCCACTACTGTGGCGCGTTGCTAGATCAGTTGGTCGACGCCGCTATCGAAGCGCGCAAAGCCGGTAAGGAGGAAGCATGTGGATCGTGACGATGCGGCGGCTGATGTGGGACGTGTGGACCGCGGCGCCAGGCTGCGGCGGGCCGTGCAACCAAGGGCGCCAGCCCTGCCGATGCAAAGAAGCGAAGCATGAGTAAGCCGGCAAAGTCGCTGCTGCAAACCTTCGAGCGTACGAACGGCGGCGTCACAGGCTTTGCGGTCGCGCTCAAGCAAGGCGGAGTGGAAATCATCCTCATTGCTGCCGAGCGCGATCAGGTGGCGATGGCTGCGGAGATTGCGGGCCTGGGTGAAGTGAATATGGATCGGATCCAGAACGTGGTTGTGCTGCCGCGGTGCTCGGTTCTGGACGAAGTGAAGGGGGATTGAGATGGGCGAAGCAATGGCGCCGACGCTAACGGCAGAAGAAATCTACGACCTGACGCATTACCGGCGGCCGGCCGAACAGATCCGAGCGCTTGCTCGACTCGGCATCCTGGCGACTCGCCGGCATGACAACACGGTTTGTGTGGTGCGAGCGCACCTGAGCGTCTCGCCAAAAATCGAGCCGCCACGTCCACAACTGAAGCTGTAGCGTATGCCAAGACAACGAAAAGACGGCGCAGGCCTTCCGCGCCGCGTGTACAAGAAGCACGGGGCATATTTCTTCGTGCCTCGCGAGCCTATGCTGGATCCGCGTGACCCGGCGTCCAAGGAGAAAAAATCCTGGCTGTTTCTGGCCCGCGTGGAGGACGGAGAGGCTGCGCTGTATCGGGAACTGGGTAAGCTACTCGACGAAAAGCGGCTGTCCGCGGGGTCCATGCCATTTGCGTGCGCGGAGTTCAAAGGGCATAAGTTGGGCGAGTACACGGAGGAGACGCGGAAGGACTATACCCGCTACCTCGACCTGATCGCCTCGGTATTCGAAGACTTTCACGCCGCCCAGGTCACGACCAAGGACTGCGCCGATTTTCTTCGAGCGAAGTTCATGGGGAAGGCGAACACCGCGCGCAAGGTAGCGGCGCTGCTTGGAAAGCTGTTTCGATACATTATCGGCGAGTTGGGCCTGCGTCAGGACAACCCGATGGATCAGCTCGACCTGGGCGCCTATAAAACGGCACGCCGGACGAAGCTGCCAACCCACGAGCAGATTGCAGCGATCCGCGCCGGCGGGATGGAAAGCAGTCCACGCAAGGACAATGGCACGACATTCGACACGGCAAGCGGCCCTATGTTTGCCTGCATTATCGATATGTCCTATCTGCTCTGGGCTCGCGCGATCGATATCCGGACGCTCAAGGAGACGCAGATCATCCAGAACATGGTCGACGGCGAACTGCGCGATACGCACATCCGCATCAAGCCGAGCAAGACGGAAAAGACGAGCGGGAAAATGGTGGACATCGCGCTCACGCCGCAGATTGACGACGTGATCAAGCGGGCTCGGGCAATAAAGAAGAAATACGAGGTGATCAGCCCCTACCTGTTCCCCACGCAGAACGGGGACGCATACACAAAGTCTGGGCTCTCTTCGATGTGGCGCCGCGCGAAGGCCCGTGCTGGGATCACTGACGACGTCACGTTCAAGGACATTCGCGCGCTTGGCGCTACGGATGCGGCGAAGGCCGGCGAGGATCGAAAGAACATCCAAACGCGCCTGGCGCACACGTCCGGAAAGACGACAGACATCTACATCAAGGAGGCAATTGCCGACGTGTCGGAGATTGCCGTATCGCTTCCATGGTGAATATCTACGGGCAAAATAAAAGGGGCGAGTGCCAGCGCACCGCCCCTTTTGAATTAGACACTGTCTAATATCCAGTACTGTTGATCTATACAGCTTACGCTGCAAGCTCTTGATTCTATTGGTCGGGGCGAGAGGATTCGAACCTCCGACCCCCTGCACCCCATGCAGGACTGCAACATTCCGAAAACCGCATGGATGCTACCTTTCGAGCTTTCGT